TACGTCTTTAAAACTTGCATTACTGACATGATTCTTAGTTTTTAAAGTTAATTTGCGTTATTTTTCAAACAGCCTCTTTACATCCAGTTGGTCTGGATCAAATGTTTTTATTTTTCCTTTCTCAGCCTTTCCGAAATTTTTAATTCTTTCTTGATTGCTTTGAATTTTTTGTCTTAAGTTTTGAGCACTTGCTGTTTTAACTTTAGTTGAGATAATATCTCCTAACTGAAGTTTCTTATACATCAAGTAGTCCAATGCTAATTTAGCATCCATTTCTGCAGAAGCATAGTCCATATCTCTTTGGGTACGGCCTTGCTTATCCATAGGCTTAGAGATGTAGTCAAAGAATTTTGCTTTTTCACGATCTGGAATTTTAATCCCAGCAAATTCTTTTCCTTGTTCAATTGTAGCTGCAACACTCTCCCAAAACTCTTCAGTTTGTTGTTGTTGTTGCTTTTGCATCTCTCTTTGACGAGCTACAATTTCTTCTCTTTCTTTAGCCTGCCCAGCTGCAAGATGTTTTTGAGCATTTAAAGCTCTGTCGTATAATTTACCAGAGTCTTCGTAATCCTCAATCATATCTTTGATGAAATCATCATCATGCCCTTTTTCTCTTAAGTACTCCGTTAGGAAACCTTTTTGAGTTCTAGTGTCTTCTCTGTCAATTTGAATCTGACCGTAATCCAATGAAGGATTATAAGTCTGAAAAAATTTGTCAGGATCTCCACCAGCAAGAACATAGTCAAGATGTTTCTGCACAGTTGGGAACTGCTCAAACAATGCTTGAAGTTGGTCTTCTGCAATTTCTTTAGCAACGTCTTTAGTGAACTCAGCCAATCCTTCTTCAGTATCAGCATACTCTTTATCTAATTCGTAGCCTAAAGCTTTTGCAATTGAATCAGTGATTGACATTTCACCATCATCCTCAATGTCATCATCTACTTCATCATCAGAGTCATCAAAGACTCCTTTCTTAGCAGATGATTTACGAGGTGCAGGATCATTGTCCTCATCATCTTCATCATTGTTATTATCTTCGATGTCGTCATCTTGATCTTCAAGATCGTCATCATTTTCAATGTTTTCAGCTTTATCCTCTTTTGGATCAGCTGCCTCAAGACCATCACCAATAAAGTCGTCGAAAGTGATGTCTGAGAAATCTAATTTGTCGTTTGGTTTACTCATAGATACAAAGTTATTACTTGTTTTCAATCAAAAAGCATAAATTTTATTTTTATACTTTGCTTTATTATATCACACTCGTCGTTTTCTGCCTACACAAGTGTAACATATTGGGCCTCCTAATTTTTTAGATTTGCTAGATTTGTTAAGATTAATAAATTTTGACTTAAATCCTACATTATTTGGATCTGCTTCTTCAGCAAGGTGCAATACTTCAGGTGTTCCCATAGGTTTTCCATTAAATTGTGGACTAAGTTCAAATGGTCTTACATCGTGCAATACAAATGGTTTACCAGCTTTCTCCATTAATTTTGCTTGCTGGTATATTTTATATTGATTTAAATTTTGAGTTTTTGCTAATGGGCTTTTGGGGTTTCCTACGATTGTCCATTTTTTAGCATACTCTTCTGGGGTAAATTTCCATATATCTTGAACATGGGATGAAATTCCACCTGTAGCTGGATCATGAGTTAAAAACATTGTGTGCCCTGCAATGTCTGTGTCAGTATATCCATTAGGTGTTTTCATAGATATTGGTAAAGTACCTTTTCTCTGTATTACTCTTTCTAAAGCTTTTTGAACTCGTAAAAGTTCCTCTGGAGTATTTTTAGGCATTTTATCTAAATGAGATAGTTCTGGATTTAAATGTGCCCATTTATCACTAGTATATTCGGAAGGAGCAATATCAAAAAAATTCATAGTTTGATGCTCTGGCATGCTCATTTTTAATTTAAAATTATCTAATGGGCCATATCTTTCTGTATATTTTGTAAGACCTCTTTGAGGAACAGTAGATGGTTCAAAGTTTGCTGCATCTCCATAAATATACTGACGTAATGCATTTTGACCTGTTGGGCTAAAATCTCCTCCAGTGTACGTTCCTGCAGGACCTTTACCAGAAAGTGCTTGTTTAATTTGGTCTAAAGATCTGCTTTGCATACCACTTTGTCTACCAACAGCATAAGCAGCTCCTTTATAAGCTTTACTAATACCAGGTAGTTTATATAGAGGAATTCCAAAAGGACTAGTTAAACTATTTGCAGCTTTTGAAGCTAAAGCTTGAGCATAAACGGGTCCATATAATTTTCGATCAGCTGCTACATCATGCAGTCCATTTACTAATGGGTGACTAGCAAATGCTTTAACTCCTGGTGCCATTATCTTTGCTGCTGCTCCAAAAAATGGTAAAGACTCGGCTAAGTCTGCTCCCATGTTTAAAGCTCCCATACCTGTAGTGTAAGAGTCTTTATTAGTTACATCTTTTGAAAATCTATATGCAGCATTTCCCCATGCAAATGGGTTTACAAAATCATTTATAGTTGTAGCAAAAGCATCTCCATCTCCTCTAAGTCCGTAGTTGCCTAAATTACCTTGAGGAACATACCCATACTTTATAGCATGTCCTGCAGATTCTATTGGATTACTTAAAACATTATAAGCTTGGTTAACTGCTTTCTGAGCTCCACTTGTTTTATTGGCATATAGTTGGTCTTTGTTTTCAACTGGTACAGCAAACTTTTGAGCTTCTGGGTTGTTTAGTAATGCTTGTTGTTTTTGCTTTACTGTATTATATCCCCATCCTGCTTTTTCATATTCTGCAACAGAGTTCCAACCTGCAGCTCTAGCTCTTCTATTAAGCTCTATATTTTCTGCCACTGATTTACTTAAATCAAAGTCTTTTCTTGGACCTCCTTCCTCATACTTAAATCCTCCAGTTTTAAAGATAGCTCTTCCCTGATTAGGCCCTGATTGTCCCGATACAATTCCCATCTGTGTATTTTGGGATTGAACTCCTATTGGAGCAGGAGGCTGAGGAGGACTAAAGTTAGGGGCAGGAGTTGGGGAACTAGGAATAGTAGGCATTTGTGGTGCCTGCTGCATTTGTTGCTGAGCAGGTATTTGCTGTTGTTGCATCTGCTGCATCTGCTGCTGTTGTTGAAATTCAGCAATTACATCTTTACCTTGTTCGTAGCCAGCAAAGACATCTAAGATACTGCCAGGGTAACCAGCAGCTCTTGCTTTATACAATAGCTCCTTCCTAGTAGCGTTATCCATAAGATTTATGACAAGAATTTAAGCTTATACTTAGCTGAGTTTAAAGTAGACTTAATAGCATCTAAATCATTTACAATTTCTGTGTAAGGCACAGCATCTTGTAATTTAGAAATTTTAGAATGAAGTTCTTCAATGTAACTAATTGCTTCTTTAACACTTGACATTGCAGGGGCACAAACATTTGCTGGCATATCTGCAGGATACTTTGGGATTTCCCCAGTTGCACCTTGATATCCTTCTGCAATATTATCTGCAAGTCCTGGTAATGCATCGTACAATTCGTTAAGGGCTTTATGGGCAGCATAGCTTCCAGGTCCTGTAATTGTTAAGTGTAGAATGTGAAACTTAAGTGTTGCATCTAATAATTCTACTACTAGCCCAGGTATAGTTGTTTTCCCTTTAGCTGAGGCCATTTTATCCATGTACTTCATTATTCTTGAATTTGTGATCCAGCTTTAATATCTAAGTCTCTTTCTTTTAAAGCTAGCTCTTGTTGTTTTAATTGGAAATCCTGCATCATCTTTTCAAGATTTGCATTTGAGTCTTTGTCTTTAGATTCAGCTGCAATTAATGCTACTTCAATTTGAAGTTGACGATCTTTTTCTTTATCAAGAGAAGCTTGTTGAGCAAGTTGTTGTTGCATTTGAAGCTTAGCTTGCTCTTGCTGTTGCATAGCTTCATCTTGAGCTTTCTTAAGTTCTTCTTGAGCTTTCTCAGCTTGAATGATTTTATCTTTAATTTGACTCAAGCTATCTGATTCGTACATAGCAATTGCTGCAGAAAGAGGAAGACCGTTCTGAACTGCTGCTTGAGCTAGTCCCTCAATCTTCTGTTTCTTATCAATGTCTTTACCTGCATCTGATACGAAGATTCCGTATTCACTCTCCATATGAGTAATTGGGTCAATATCTAATTCATCAAATGATCCGTCAGGCATTACGTACGTTGCTTTTTTACCGTTAAGCCAAGCTTCTTTCGAATAGTCAAGTAAACCCTGTAGTTCTCTCTGCTCAAAGTTAGAGAACTTACGGAAGATATCTTCAGTAATGTGAGAAGATTGAACAATGGATTGCTGGGATGTGGCTTTTCCTTCATAAGTCCCCATTTGACCTTGTCTCTGTCTTGTTACCCCGGAAAGTTTTTCCCACTCTAACATGATAGATTCAAGGAGAGTTAAGTATTGTGATATGGTCTTAATTGACATATCTAATACTGACTGGTGTTGAGGAGACAATTGAATTCCTTCTTTGTTGTAGTCAACCCAAGCAATACCTGTACCTTCTACATAGTGCATAAACTTATCCATGTCCCAGTTTTTAGGGATCATGTTAATATCAAACTGAGCTATGATATCTTTACTTCTAGCAATTGCTAATTCAAGACGGTACTTATAGATGTTATAATTAAGCTGATATGGAATACCAAGGCTAATCAACGAAACGTTCTGTGAGTTGATGTCTGAGTATTTTCTTCCGTTAATTGGAAGTTTGCAAATTGATGGGTTGTCTAAACTGTTTCTTTGGTTAACATAAGGTCTCATTTTAATGTAGTAAAGACCATCGATACGTGTACCCTCCCAAACTTCGTTAACCCATTCCCATTCCATTTTGGCTCCAAGATCTTTTAACTCTTTTGGGAGTTTGTATTCTTCATCAACATCAAATGTTTCTTGATTGCCAGTGTTGGGGTCGTTGTAAGTTACAAACCCTACTCTCTTTCTTGATTTCCAATATACCGTTACAACTTCTACAAGTCGGTTACGGTAAATATTGTCATCGGCTCCAGCTGCTTCTGCACGGTAAAGCAAGTAAGCTTGTGCTGCTGTATGTGTTGGAGTTTCTAATTGAAGAATTTGATCGTCAGTTAAGAAGTCTCCAAGATTATCTATGATTGTAGAAGCATGTGCATACTTTCTAAGAATAGCCCAGTCACCATCTTCTACGAAGTCAATGTCTGGATCTTTATCAAAGTCGACATCTAATGGATTGATAACTTCGTAGAAAGGTTCGTTACGACGTACTCCTTTGTGTGAGTAGCATTCTCCAGTTACTAAGAAGTGGAAGAATTGCTTTTGTAATTTGTCGTAAAACTCTGTGAAGTACATGATGTAGTTTAAAGCAGCTTGCCCTCTGATTGCTCTAGAGTCTACATAACTTCTATTGAATTCTTCTTGTATTTGCTTTGGGAGTGGCGGCTCTTCAGCTTCCATTCCTTCAGGTAATTGCCCTTGCTTAGCTAATTCACTTAAGAACTTTGCTTTAATGTTTGTAAGCATTAATTGCTTAAGTGTCTCTTCTTTAATGCTAATCGAATCAGAGTTTTGCACTGTAACAGTAAACTCTAATGGACGTTTAGATTTTTCTCCTAATAGAAGATCGATAACTGGCTTGATGATAGGATAGTTACGTAGCTTAGATGGGAAATTCTTTCTAGTCTTTCCGTAAGGTTTAAGTACGTAGTTGTAATCCTCTTCGTCAATTACACCATTGTAATAATCGTAAAGAGATTTAAGATATGTACGACGTTCACTAATACCAAACTTAGAAAGATTGATAAATGCATCTACACATGATTTCTGCCAAGCCTCATTTTTTTGAGACAATGGAATTCGTTGTTTTGGGATATGGGCTTGTCCGTACATTAATACAAAATTAGTGTCGTTTTACTTACGGGTATAAAGATAATGATTTTTCCTTGATTATTTATTATATCTCACTTAAGTATTAACCATAGTTTTTGTCAAACCAGTCATTCTTTGAGTTGTCGTGGTCATCAAACTTGAGTTCCTTATTGTATAACTCTCGTGTGTGATACATCCCAATCATGAATGCCATGGCACGGTCAAAGTTGCCCTGCCTGTTAAATTTAATTAACTCTAACAAAAGTGCTGGGTCATAAATCTTGTGCATATTGAGAGTTACGTCCCCATCTTCGTTTACCCCTCTACCACTAACTAACCAATCTCGAATATAAAGTTCACCTTGAGCTTTACGTTGTTCGGTCATGTGCATACCGTACTGTCGTTTTACTGTCTTACTTCTAAGATCTCTCTTATCCAGCATTTCGAACTCTTCCTGTAGCATATGCATTTTTCTAAATCGTTTTGCATAAGCAATAACTTCTCCTCGGTCATTCTCAAATCCAATCTTTGCATTGTAGTATTCAGCCAGCATAAATAGATTTCTATTGTAGTCATCTTGGGTCTGAGGCCTTCCGACATACGAAGCCACAATGATATCATCAGGCTTAGAAATGTTGTTCGGGACTTTAATAACATATGCTGCACCGAGAGATGTAGCTGATGCAGATTTTCCTTGTGCATACGGGTCATGGCATACTATGTATAAGTTTTTTGGGGTAACATCTTCTACTTCTGTTTTAAATGGAGGTTCGTAGATGACTACAGCTCCGGTTAAGTTGTCGTCTTTTCTGTGTGGGAACTTAACGATAGGTTTAAGGTTGAAGTCAGGTCTAAAACTAACTTTACCTTTACTATCGTAATACATTTCACCTGCTACCCCAATTTTTTGAAGATCATTAGCAATTACTCTGTTGTACTGTTCTTTTAAAGATGATACGTCAAATGTATTTGCAGTAACTTGAAGTGTAGCCTCTTGTGGGGTAAACGGCATCTCGGCAATGTATTGGTCGAAAGCTTTTGGGTCGTTACCTTTCTTTTTCTTTTCCCTTTGAGCTTCTTCGTAAGCTATTGCTTCTTCAACTAAGCTGTTACCGTTCTCGTCTATAAAACCATCTAAATTTTTGTAGATAGGAACAAAATAACCACAAGTAGTTCCCATAGCTCCAGCATCCCAATCGTTTTCAAATCCAAGGCAGTCATAAGCTTCAGGGTGGTAGAACAATTCTTCCATACCTTCAAAGCCTGGACCTTCTTCTCCACCTGTTCCAAATGCAATCATTGTCCCAAGAGTTTTAGAACCCTGTCTCATCGTAGGCATTGCTACCTCCCAAGCTTTTAATAAGCCTGCAAAAGATCCTGCCTCTTCGAAGAAGATTAGTTCACCTGCTTTACCACGGATTTTATCTGGATCATCTTTTAAGGATACCCCGATAATCTGTGATTTAAACCCTAAAGTTACATCGGCTCCGTTTACATTCTTTTTGTACCCAGATTGCTTGTGCATTTCTCGGTCGATAAGTCGAGGCTGAGTCCAAGCTGTATTGTCATCTATGAATGAGACAATATCCCAAGCTTTTGACAACATTCCATCCCCAGTTAAGTATTGCTTGTCAGAAGCAAATACAAAATTCTTAGAATTCCTAATATGGAAGTAGTTACGGCAAAGCATAGCTGCAGCCTTGTAGGAGAATCCTTTTCGACGAGCTTTGAGTACCACGAGATGTTTGTTTTCCCTACGGGCTTTGTCAACTGAGTTAAAGTATTCGAAGTCACCGTCATAAAATGCTGGGAAGCTTCTATCACGTCGTGAGATAATTTCACCATCAGGTTGTTCTTCATCTATAATCCTATCTATTGGACAATAATTTAGGTAAAAGTAATGAAACCCAGAAATTTTTACCCCATTAACTTCGTACCCATGCATGCATCTGTGTTGTTCTTCATCCCAATACTCATAGTACTGTTTTGTACCTGGAAGAGCATCGGTATAAAAGCCGTACTCAATGTAATGAGCTGCAGCTGGGGCAAATAAATGTGTGTCTTTAAGCTTACTCACTGTACTTGTTAGTTTTTACTCCTGCTCTGTTTGGACTATCCTTGGCTTGCTGCTTTTGGATCAATTCTTCTAGTCTATCTAGGCCTTCGATTACCTCTCCAACCTTTGACAGGTTTGATAGAAGATCTTTTGCCTGATATAAAAGCTTGCCATTGTCGTCTAGAGCTGTAAGGTCAATTGTTTTAAAGTATTTCTCTAGTTTGTTTACAGACAAACGTGCAGATTTAAGAAGTTTAGTAGCATGAGTGTCAGATAAGTCTCTGTACTTGTCTACTCCGGCCGTTAATTTAGGGGTTATCTTTACCCCTAAGTCTTTCATTAAAACTTCTTGACGTTCTTCATCGTCATATGCTGCATAACTAGATCTGTGGTCCACAAAGAAGTAGATAAAGCTTAGTTCTTTAACTGTAAGCTTTTCGAATTCAGGGATTGTCAGGGCATACACTGATGGTATGACCATGTTATTATTTACCGTTAGCAAGTCTTTCATTCTTCCTTCTTTTTAGTTCGTTTATGTGGGCAATTCTAGACTTTTTTGCATGAAATTTTCCAAAATATGGGAGCCTAATTGTTTCAAAATCACCAAGCTTGATAATCTTAGCAGCATACTTGAATTGGTGGTACACCATATCTTCTACTTTTGTAAGAGGAAGATTATACTTAGTTGCCAGCTTCTGTATTATCGTCTTTTCTTTCATTTTTTAATTTTAAACGTTTCCCATTTTCCCCAACTTTAATTCTTGGCCATCTAGACGGTTTGTCTGGACATGCTTGACTTTGCCAAGCACCCTTAGCTTCTACCCAACATCCACACAGACTGCACCGTCCGTCTTTCTTTTCGTCTAAGATTAAGTTTGGGCATGTGTTGCATGCATCCATTCTTTCTAAGAATTGTGCTTCGGTTACAGGCTTCATTCCTGAAGCTGCATGCTTGATTACTGCTACTGTAAAGTTAGCTAGCATTTTAAGTCTTGATGGTAATTTACTCATGTGGAACTTCTGTTAATTGCAATAATACTACGTTACCTTTTCCATCCTGCACAACTGATAAACACATACCCTCCATGTAAAAGTATGTAATTACTTTGTTTGAGTTTAGTGTAATCATTGTGGAAGTATGTTGATTTGCACTGGCTCTTTCTTAAGTAGTGGAGCCAAGGCATATCCGTTTGCTGTCTGTACGATAGCTTTCTTATCTTTCAATCGTTTAACGTAATTGTTTAACGTGTTGTGATCCTTGATTTCCATTGCATCTGCTACTTTCTTTTTGTTAGCAGGAGAGCATAGGTTTACAGTTTCACTCAAGTCAATTAGGTTGGCCAGAACTCTCAGCTCTGTGTCTGTTAGTTCTAGAATTCCGTTAAATACTTGAAGAAATTTAAGAGTGTTGTTTGTTTTGATGTTAATCTTCCTCATCTTCTTCTATTTGTTTTCCGTTATCTAAAAGCTCAATCTTAGCTCGACCATCAACGATACGAACCTTGCATGTTGTGGAGTATGAGTTGAATTCATCTAAATGCTCGTCAATGTTTTCTCTTGTAATCAAGAAAGTCAGGAATACCTCAAGCTCTTTTGCAGCTTTCAGTAATCCTGTTCTTTCTATTTTCGAGGCTTGGGCACTTAGTTTCAATGTCTCATAGTCTTCTATGGTCATTGTAACTGTTCCTGTCATTTTACTATCCCAAGAACTGCCATTGATTCGTTAATCATAACGTACTCTGAGTCATTCAACTCAACGATTACTCCATCACTAGACGGATGAATGTAAACTACATCCCCAACTTTGCATTTGCAATCTGGGCCTGCAGCTAATACTGGAAGTACGTTAGAACGAAGTGCCGATGCTGCACGATCTGATAAGATGATACCTGCATCTGTAACTTTTTTGTCCGGCTTTGGGACTACCAACCAGTCACGTGTTGGTTCGAAATTTAATTTTTCCATTTGTTTTGATTTGCTTTGTGCAAATGTATAACAAATAGTCTTATATAAGCAAACTTTTTATTTAAACACTGCAATGATAGTAGTAGCAATGAATACAGAGGTTGTTAGTACAAATATTCCCGTAGAAGCTTTGTAAGTTCGTAACTCTTCTTTGGTATTATCAAGCTCAAGGTTTAAGTTGTCGACATCTAGCTGTAGTGTCCCAATCTTTTCAAGGTTTATTTTATTTGAATCCTGACATTTAACATATGCATCAGTTAACGTCTTGATTGCCAAGTCTTTATCTGCTAATCTTATTTCATAGGATTTAACATTTTGATTTAGCAGGAATTCACTTTTCTTACAAGCATCTAAGTCTACCATTGCTTTTAGCAAAGTTTCTTCTTGCTTAGTTGTAAAGAATACTCCGGCCTGGCCGTTGTAATTAATTCTTTGGGGAGTAAGTTGCCCATAGCTGATCACGTTCATTGTTATCAGCACTAGAAATACGACCAATGACTTCATCTCTGTCTTTTTTTATGTTAATGATTAGGTTTGCATTTGCTAGTATCTTGTATTTGTTGATACTATCGTTGAAAGCTAGGCTATCTATAGTGTGCATTGTCTTTATTGAGTCAATTTTGAGCTCGTACAAGTCTGCTATCACTTTTAGTTTAGCATCTGCCTTGGCTTTTTCTTCTTTACTAGCTTGTAGCTGGGAAATTAATCCTATAATTAATGCAACTAGTATTGCTCCTACTACAAATAGTACTCCTTGTAAGGAAATTACTTTATTGTTCTGATTGCCCATCTTGTTTTGGTTTTCCGAATACTTTTGATACGTTTTCTACGGCTGTAAATCCCATTCCTGCTCCTGATAAAATCAATAATCCATCATAGATAAACTCTGGACAGATGTAAATTGTAAATGTTGACACATATGCAATGACTAAGCACGTCAAAAGAGCTAGGAATGACCCAACTCTTTTGTAGCTTACATCTCCTTCAGCAGAGAACATTGATTTTATCCATTTTAGCATTAGAATTCTCTTAGTAATGTATAAGTAAATGCTTTTTTACCCGATGTCTTACAAGAACTAAGCAATGTTTTGAACTGTTCGGGATCATCTAACACTTGGCAACCTGCTGACCATTTGTCTATAAGTTTAGAAATAGCCGATGGGTTAGCACGGTGAATGTTAATACCAAATAAACCGGTATCTTCTTTACCCTGTTCTTCTGCAGTATCATCTTTGTCACCATCACGGTATACAGTTACAGGTTTACGTTGCACTAATGCTTCATATTTACCTTGATGCAAGCCTAATTGATAAGCATCTATATATTGTCCTGGCTTGAGGACTGCAGTTCCCTTAGGATTTAGCAAATTCTTTAGCCAGTGAGTCCCAGGATTAGTAGTTCCTGAAAATACGTACATTATTGGACCTTTAATCAAATAGAAGTAATCATCAAACTTGTTTTTTTCGTTAGCTGCCGATCTCGTTCCAATTATATGGAAGGCTGGCCACTCGTATCCAAGTTCTTTGAACTTGTTTTCTAATTCTACGTAAGAATATTTTCTCATTCTGGTAGTTTTTCTTCATTAGATTTTTGCTCTTTAGCTAATTTACTAAAGAATTCTAGTAGAGGCAATCCAAACTTGGTCGGCATCTCCTGGATAAAAGCTTCAAGCTCTTTAACTTGTGTTTCGTTAAGTGTAATCATGATATTTGTGTTTGAGCAAATATACGATTAAAAAGTTGTGATCACAACACCTATTGCGTTAGCAACGCATTGCTCCACCCACGTGTTGTCTTCACCCCACGCTGCGAATTCTTGTTCGGTCAAAGTGTAGTTACCATTGTTTAACACCTTTGAAGGCACTTCTTCTGTAGCCTCAGATTTTAATTCGTAGTAAGTAGTGCAAGTAGTTGCGCTTGTTTCGAAGTTGAGAATGAGAACACTCATCTCTGTTGCTGTCCCTTGATTTAAAGGAAAGACTATTGGTTGTATTTTAGCCATTGTATAAATTATATTGTTATTATGCTGATGTTACCACTTCCCAACCTGCGTTACCACCTACTACCAATTTGCCCAAAGTACTATCGTAAATCAAAGCGCCTTTAACATAAGTAGGGCGAGAACCTGTTGCGTATTGTTGAATGTTTACGCGACCTCTTAAAATCGTGTCTACAATTGACGTATTTCCAAGTGTTGCCGTATTGCTTCCTGCTCCAATAGCACTTTCACCGATTACT